TGCTTTCGCCTTTAACAACCTTAAATCTTGCGGCCAACATTGGGTTGCCTGTGCTGGCCTCTTTTTCTTCGATCTCGACAAGTTCAACTACGTGCTCGCCTTCCTCGGCGCGAATGTAGTCCTCAACGTTGGAAAAATCAACCTTGAATTTTCTACCCATTACTTGCTCTTTCTCCCTTCTTTAATGGCTTTCATGACCTTTTTATAGGTCGGGTTAACAATCATGTTAGGCAGTTTGATTTCTGGCGGTTTTTGGGTTTTCACCCAGTAGTAGGGGTTGGGACCCAAGTGCGCTACGTGAATAGATTCTGAGCGGGTCGTCCCATCAGGCATATCCACTTCGCGTTGTAAAACTGCTGTATGAATACCATAGTTGGCCATACTCTCCAAATATGTTCTTGCCCCTTTCGATACCGACGGGCGAACATCTGGCATAATTTCATCTTCATAACCTTCGATCGTATCCATCGCTTCATGACACGTAAGAACAACGATTTTCATTTTTGCTAAAATTGACGCGGACTTGATAAGTTCTTCGGTGTCGGTTTTTAAATCGCCCCACATTTGTTGAGTCATACGTTTTGACTTCTTAACAACATTCTTATCCACCCACTCATTAACCACTAGCGAGAATGTATCCACGGCTACGGTCTTATAGGTCGTGTCAAGCCGTGCTTCTTCTAGTGCTTCCTTCAACTCTGCTGGTGTTTGAAGGCGGAGGGCTTTTATCCCCTCCACCCCTTGAATCGTATTCGATCCATCATCACCAATTTGAAGGTATAAGAGTGGTTTTGGGAATGTGGACAAGAAGTGTGTTTTACCCGAACCAGACTTTCCATAAATAACCCATAAGTTGCTTTGGCCCAGTTCAGATATGTCTACAGCTTTGTCTAAGATTCCCATGACGCCCTCCTAATCTTCTTTTTCGTCAAGTCCCAATGCTTCCGCTAAGGCTTGAGCAGCATGACCAACCATTTCTTCTTGCAAATCATTGAGAGTCGTTACGGAGTGGTGAATCATGTTGAGATTCGTTGATCCCACGATAAATTTTTTAACTTGGGTGTGTTCCCCGCAATCCTTGAAGACAACCCCAATAACAAAATCGCCTTCAAAAACTTTGTCTCCATCATCATCCGTCTTGGCGGAAACCGTTACACGAACGACATTGTCAGAATCTTTCCCGTTGAGGATATGGGGGTCTAAATTTTTGGCATCTACAGATGCCGCTTTCAACAAAGATTCAAGTTTGTTACGTTCCATCAATATCACCTTTCCCTTTGGGTATAATCAGTTTGTTTGACGTACTCGACGTCAGCCCCAGTGAACTGGGCGTAACACAATGGTCGGAAACTACACCAACTACAATCACGACTGATTCGCTTGACCTTATTGGCATTTCCCCTCAACAGGATCTCTTTCACAGTGTACTTGAAGTCCTCCCAAACCATATCCACCATTTCAGGAATGACGTCAATTTCGTGTCTAAAGAAGAAGTTGGGTATGTTCGCTTCGTACCTTGACGCCTTCGCCAAAATTTCAGGATTATCAATCCCCATTTCTTTGCAAGCTCTAAGCCAACTGTAGGGGGTGATTTTGGAACTTTTAGCTTCGCTAAATCGCGCACTTTTCGCAAGCCACATAGGTCTTTCTGCGGGTACACTCCTTATGTAGTCCCAACGAATCTTGCGGGGTTTAATACCGCGCTCAAGCTCCAGAGCTTTCGCATAAAGCATACTTTGTTGATTCATCGCTAAGATTGATAGGTCTGGTTTGACTTTGAAGGTCTTGTGTTCCCCAATAGACCCGTCAGCATAAATTTCATCGATGATTCCGTGGAAGTAAACGGTATTGCCTTTGTACCGAGCAATCGGGATTTTGAATTCATGTTCTGTCTCGACAGGTTGCTCCGAGCCTTCCCAGACTTTACAGTAATCTTCAAAGATTTCCGCAACGTCTCTGGGAAAATCTTCACCCAAAGCTACCTGTTGGTCGTCAGGCAAATCATAGTATTCATCCTCGATGAGATCGCGGGTTTGTGCTAACTTTTCGGGGTCATTCCTGTATTGTAAGAGTCTGTGAAAAGCTCTACCAAAGGACAAAGGTCTTACAACTGCCTTTGGTTTTAAACCCTCTACATAGCTGAAGTAGTGTTCTTGAGGACACGCCAAATAGGTCGCTACTCTGGAATAGCTTATTGTTATATCTATATTCATCACCACCTTTCCGAGAGTCCAGCTCTCCGTTGAGAGTACATCAAAGGGACATACATACTGGCTTTAAACACGGTATTCGAGCAGATGTACCCTCAAAGGAAGGCTTGACGCCTTCGCAAGAGTAAGTAAAACAGCGATTTTAATTACATTTCTTCATAATCGTCGTCATCTTCATCATCTTCGATTTCTTCGACTACAACCTTTTTGGCTTTTTTCTTCTTTTCTGCCTTTTTCTTCTTTTTAACTGCAGGAGCATCGGACGGATGAACGAGCTTATTGGCGTATTTTTCCTTGCCTTCTGCTACGTTAATTTGTACGCCCGTTTTACGGTCAAAGACCATTTCCGATCCGTCGGATTTAATCACAGTTAAAGTTTTTTGATTGGCTTTAGCGATTTCGACCTCAGCTAAACGGATACCTGTGAAACCCAGCAATATGGCTTTATCGCCTTTTTGTAGTGCTAAAACACTCATCCATAATTCCTCCTTTTGTTTTTCTTGGTTTCCCTACCAACGACTTAATCATAACTTAAAATCTATTAAAAGTAAACCCTTTTTCCAAAAATTTTTCCAAAAATTTTTTGTTCCCACCAACGGCCAATTATTTTGATCCCCAAGGGCCAATTCCAACGTCGGCTTCCAATGGCACTTTAAACTCCACTCCAAAAATATCTAACGCTTCTGGATGAGACATAATCTTCTGAATTTCCTTGGCTACGTCCTCCGCAGCGTCCTCGGGAGCTTCAACCAGTACGGCGTCATGGATCGTACCGACTACCCAAACATTCTCTTTATTCAGCTTATGGTCGATCTCTATCGCGCTGAATAGCAAAAGGTCTGACGCGGTCGATTGAACGGGCGTATTGATCGCTTGACGGACGGCTTTACTCCTAATATAGTTATCATAGGCGTAAATATCGTCCAATCTTCTAAACCGTCCAAATCTATTATATACACCGCCTTGCATTTCACACATTATTTCCATTTCTTTATGCCAAGGTAGAAGTCTACTATATTCATTAAAGAAGGCTTCACGTGCGGCTTCTGCTTCCGCTAGACTTATAACCACGCCATAACTATCGAACGCATAATCAACAAACTTCGGAGCCATCATGCCATATAAAAACCCGAAATTGACGGCTTTCGCACGGCTTCGATCTTCTTTTGTCGGTTCTTCTTTCCTCGAGACAATCTTCGCTGTCCGCATATGGATGTCTCCGCCCGTGCGATAGATTTCTATCATCGTCGGGTCATTTGCATAATCTGCGGCCACTCTCAGCTCAATTTGGCTGTAGTCCGCTTCAATTAGTACCATGCCTGGCGGTGCTGTATAAAGCGTTCTCAAGTCTTTGTTCCGTGGTACTTGCTGTAAGTTCGGATCAGAGCAACTCGTTCTACCTGTAACGACGTTTGTAAGGTTAAAACTTGGATGGATACGCCCATCATACTTCGCATATTCGCCCCACCGATTCAAAAACTTTGTATTTGCCCCGTAAAATTCCTTGTACTTTAAAAGTTTTTCTGGAAGTTCATAACCTTTAGCAGCAAGTCTTCGCAGGCACTTAGCGTCACTTGAGGGAGCACCTGTTTTTGTCCGAGCGATGACGGGTAAACCCTCCTTCTCAAACAAAACAGTCTGTACTTGCTTGGGGCTATTCCAGTTAATTGGATACGCTTTTTTAAGCTCTTTGAGAGCATCTTTCTCAGCTTTTTGATATTCCGCTTTAACTTTCTCATATTTTTCACGGTCAAGATAGATCCCGCGCTTCTCCCCTTTACGGTACATTAAATAAGCCTTTTTCAACAAGTATTTCAAGTGTTTCCACTGTTCTTGGGTTAATTCATTATAGAAAAAACAGAACAATTCCCACGTTGATTTTACGTCCATCTTCAAATATGGAATAACTTTGGGG